CCCATAAGAGGTTGTTTAGTAGACATATAATATGTCTTATTAGATCTTAAAAGCTCTAAAGACTCTGATGTTATTAACACTATCAACTCCTAGTTAAATTACTTTTCGACTATCCACCCCTAGCAAAGCACGATCCACATTACGTTGTCAACCCAGAAAATAGCGCCTGTGCTTGAGCGCACACACCACACACACGAGTTGATCTTTTACTTTTACTAACATGCCCGATGGCTTGCTAGTCTTACACTCTGAACAAGTCATAAATATATACCCCTGAGAGGCCCAGAATTCACTTCTAAGCCGTTTTAGTTACTAACTGGACGTTACCTACCAGTATTCCTTAGAACGCTTCAGAATCGCTCTAACGACGAAAGGGCACCGAAGCGCCCTTTGTAGTTTATATTAAGATTAAAACTTATTCTTCTTCAATTTGAATCCGATTAACTACAAGCAATAACGCTTGGGCTAAATCAAACTCGCTGGTCTGACAAGAATTATTCCTAAAAGTTTTATTATTTAATAAATCTTTAACTCCCTCCAAGCCATCGGGTCGATTTTCAAGTAATCTTAACTGGGTATGGATTTCTCGAAACGCCTCGTCGAATACTACTAATTCTCTTTCGACATGAGTTAGATCTAAAAATTTCTGAAATACTGACATAATTTTTTCCTTGATTGAGATTGAAAAGGGCCACCGAAGTGACCCTGTAAGTTTATAATTAAGATTTCTTCTTGAGATCACTTGCGTCGATCATGGACTTAATCTCGTTAGGAATAACTCCAGAAGAGATAAACTTCTGAGCATCGCCATGAGTCATCCGAAGATTCTTGTCACCGTAAAACTTCGCCGTCGCACCCTGAACTCGTGCTTTAAGAATCTTAAACTTTGGATTAGTCTTACCATTGACTTTTGGTTTTACTGCTGGACGCATCTTACTGCCCATGCCCTCCGCAAGTTTATACACTGCGAACTCAAACTGCTTGAACGTAGCAGGGCGATTTGCGTCGATATTGGCGAAATTATTCATACTGATCTCCTGATCTAGTTAATTTATATTTTCATGCTGACCTCGCCGCCAGCCCTTTCAACGTTGCCGGAAGCCGAAAACGATGTCAACGAAATCTGGCGCGTGATTTTTCCTGCGTGAAGAGCCGAAGGCTCCGCGTGAAAACAGGCGAAGATTCAGGGAGGCTCAAAAATCGGTGGGGTTTGGTGGGGTTTTTGCGGCTTAGGGGGTCGTTAGATTTAAGTATTCTTAGGAATACTTAGGCGGGTTTTGATGATCTGCTGGGATCGGTGGGCTTGCCTTGTGAAAACTTAGTAACACTTTGAAATCCTTTGGAGTTTTCTGTAGTAAAAGATTACTCTAGTGTTACTTCATAGTCCTCCTTAGACTGTAAACCACTCTGGAGTTTCTCTTTGGGAATACTTTGGAGTCTACACTAAGTAAACTTTGGAGTATTCTGGAGTATTAACGCAGGGGGGCGCAGGTGGCCATGGGGGTACACCTATATATATACTAAATCTCAAACATTTTACAGAACTTTGGAGTGTCAACTAGATTAGGGCGGGGCTTAGGCAGGACTCTGAAGTATTTATTCAGGGTTTTAAAGTATGTCTATATATCTATATGCAACCCCGGTGGGTTACATAATTAGTATAGCATCAGATTTAACATTTGTCAAGTTAAAAAAGTAGTTGACAAATTTTAAATCTAACCCTATACTGTTTTAAATGAAAAGAGAATTAACAGAAAAGCAAAAAGACTTTCTAGGCCATCTTGTAGAAGTAGGAGGTGATCCAAAGAAAGCAGCCGAACTAGCGGGTTACTCTGGGAATCATTGGCAGGTTACTAAATCACTAAAGAATGAAATAATAGACCTAGCGTCAAATATCCTAGCACAATCCGCTCCTCAAGCTGCATTAAAACTAACTGAGGTGATGAACTCTGATCAGCCAGTTCCTCAAGCCAATATTCGACTCCAAGCAGCACAAACAATATTAGATCGAATTGGACTAGGCAAGACTGACCGATTAGACGTTAATCACACTGTACAAGGTGGTGTTTTTATTCTACCTGCAAAAGAAGAAGTTATAATTGAGCATTCCGAAACGCAGTAGTGTTATTCCTTTTGGATATATTGTATCTGAAGCTAATCCTAAAATACTTGAGGAGGTTCCAGAACAACTAGAGGCTTTACAAGAAATATCTGATTTAGTTAAAGATCAGGTGTTAAGTCTTCGTGAAGGGTCTGCTTGGCTAGAGCATAAAACAGGTAGGCGATTAAGTCATCAAGGATTAAAAAAAATAATACATGAAAGATTGGGAAGTTAATCCAGATGACTACTTAAAAGATGAAGATGGTAATTTTATCTTAAAAGTAGATGGCACTCCAAAGAAACGAGGAGGCCGTAAAAAAGGAAGTAAGTCTAGAGGATATAATTACAGCAGAGCTACACAGGCTCGTATGAAAGCTAATAAAGCAGTAAGAGAAAAAGAAAAACTTATTGCAAAGGCTGAGGCAAAGTTAAAAAGTCAAAAGAACACTTTAAAAGCTTCACGATCCACACTAGCTAAATTAGATAATCAAGAAACTTTCAAAGAAGGAAAGATATTGACTGAAGATACAGTCGAGCATCTTCCTAAAAAAGTAAAAGAAGAAGCACTAGAGAATGTTATCTTTAGACCGAATGAAGGGCCGCAGACAGACTTCTTAGCAGCCCCAGAAACGGACGTACTGTATGGTGGTGCAGCAGGGGGTGGTAAGTCCTATGCTATGCTCGTAGATCCCCTTAGATTCGCTCACAGGGCTGCTCACAGGGCGTTAGTACTAAGACGCTCAATGCCTGAACTAAGGGAGCTTATAGACAAGTCTAGGGAGTTATATCCAAAGGCTTTTCCGGGATGTAAGTTCAGAGAGGTTGAAAAGATCTGGACATTTCCCAGTGGTGCTAAACTAGAGTTTGGATTCCTTGAGCGTGATGCAGACGTATACAGGTATCAAGGACAAGCATACTCTTGGATTGGTTTTGATGAGATTACTCACTTATCAACAGAGTTTTCTTGGAACTACCTAGCATCTCGACTACGTACTACAGACCCTGAGATTACGCCGTACATGCGTTGTACAGCTAACCCCGGTGGTGCTGGTGCAACATGGGTAAAGAAGCGTTATGTGAACCCATCAGAGCCTAATGAGAGCTTTATAGGCGATGATGGTTTGACACGACGCTTTATACCAGCCCGACTAGAAGACAATCCGTATCTTGCTAAAGATGGTAGATACGAACAAATGTTAAAAGCTTTGCCTGCTGTACAGCGCAAGCAACTTCTAGAAGGTAACTGGGACATTACAGAGGGTGCTGCCTTTACAGAGTTTGATGTAATGGAGCATGTTATTACACCCTTTGAGATTCCAGTAGGTTGGGAAAGAGTCAAGGGGATTGACTA